ATTGAATTAGACGAAGAGGCAGGGCTGCCGCGTATTCGTGTAGAAAGTCCAATTGGGGCTTACCCAGAGTTTGACCGCTACGGACGCTGCATTGCCTTCGCTAAAAGATATGAACTATCAGTCGCTGAGTTAGTATCCCAATTCCCAGAGTATGAAATGCAACTATTGGGTAAAGAAGGATATGAACAAAATCTAAGTGCCAGAATTGACTTTGTTCGTTATTACGATAAAGACCAATCTGTTATTTATGTTCCTAGCCGTAGTAATCTAGTTCTTTCACAAGCGGTTAATCCACTTGGAAAGATGATGGTTATTGTTGCTAGACGCCCAAGCGTTGACGGTGAAATGCGTGGACAGTTTGATGATGTACTAGGTATCCAACTGCTTCGTAATAGGTTCGCATTACTTGCGATGGAAGCAGCAGAAAAATCTGTTCAATCACCAATTGTTGTCCCACAAGATGTTCAAGAAATTGAGTTTGGCGGAGATTCTATTATCCGAACAAACAATCCTGCAGGTGTACGTAGAGTTGAATTACCTATACCTAATGGTGCATTTACTGAACAATCATTACTGCAACAAGAATTAAGAACTGGCACACGTTATCCAGAGTCACGTACTGGTAATCTTGATGCAAGTATTATTACTGGTCAAGGCGTTCAAGCCCTTATGGGTGGCTTTGATACACAGGTTAAATCTGCTCAGGCAATCTTTGCCTCAGCCCTTAAAGATGTTATCTCAATTGCATTTGAAGTTGATGAAACATACTTTGACTTTGAGAAGACAGTTCGTGGTGTAGATGCTGGTTCTCCATACAGCATTGACTACAAGCCTTCTAAAGATATTAAACAAGATTATTCAGCCGATGTTCGTTATGGCATGCTTGCTGGTCTTAACCCAGCGCAGGGACTTATCTTCATGCTACAAGCATTAGGCGCTAAAATTATTTCTAAAGACATGGTTATGCGTGAACTACCATTTGGTATTAACGTAACTCAAGAACAAGAGAAGATTGAAATTGAAGAAATGCGTAACTCATTACTGGGTGCGTTAGGGGCGTATACTCAAGCAATACCTCAAATGGCTACACAAGGCATGGACCCATCTGACATCATTGTTAAGATTTCAGATGTAATTAAAGCCCGTCAAAAGGGAGTAGCGATTGAGGATGCAATTGAAGAAATCTTCAGACCTGAAGAATTACCTCCTACTGGCGCTACACAGGTTGAGCAAACGTCCCCTGCTCCCGCTGCTCCAGTAGGAGGCATCCCTCCTCAACCAGAGCAAGGTGGTGGATTACAAAGTCTTTTATCTAGTTTGACCGCAGGTGGTCAGGCTAGTGCAAGTGCAAGGACAGTTGTAAGAAGATAGTTTAGAAGGGGACCATGACAGCAATAGTTGGAATACAAGGTAAAGGCTGGGCTGTTCTAGGCGCAGATACTACAACCTCATATCAAGATAGACCATACGTGGCTAAAGGGTGTGAGAAGATAGTTAAGATTGGTGAGTATCTAATTGCAGTTGCAGGTGATGCAATTGTAGGAGATATCCTTAATAACTTATGGCAACCACCTAAAGTAATTAAGACGCAAGACCCAGATAGATTTATGATGATTAGAGTATTACCATCTATGAAACAAACTATACTAGATGGTGGATATGACCCAACACCTAAAACAAAGAATGATGATGATTCAGGTTGGGATGCATTAGTTTGTTTTAATGGTAGGTTATATCAAGTTAGTGATGACTATGGATATATGCGGGATGACAAAGGTTTATATGCAATAGGTTCTGGTGGAACCTTAGCCCTTGGTGCATTAGCAGCACTAGAGTCTGAAACTAAGACTCACGCTAAAGCATCTGGTGCAGCAAAGAAAGCAATCAACATAGCAATTGAATACAACGTGTGGTGCGGTGGTACCGCAACTGTTAAAACACAATTTACTAAGTAGGAGGAAGTGTGGCACAGCAAGGTGGATATAGAAAACCGAATAACCCAGCCCCAATATCAGGCCCTGGCTCTCTTAGTCAGCGTACTGACGGGGGTCCAACACAACCCGCAACTTACATCTCAGGATTACCATATGGACAAGGACAAGAGACTTACTCAAACCAAGTAGCAGCACCTATGGCTGGCAATCCAGTTCCACAAATGGAAATGCCAACACCATTGATGGCACCTACTGCTCGCCCTAATGAACCTATTACCACTGGAGTTGATATAGGTGCTGGCGCTGGTTCAGAGGTAATGCCAAAATTGCCTAATCCTTCATATACAATTCAAGACGTAATTAAAAATTTAATTCCCTACGACCCATCTGGTGATGCTGAGTTAATATACAGAAGTTTACTTGACGAAGGGTACTAATGGCATATCGTCTTAATCCAATAGTAGCCAAGGCTAGTCCAAACCTTTATGCTGCTGCTAAATCCGCAAATATACCTATGGAACAAGGTGCACAACTAGAGCAGTTTAGTTGGACTATTGAAAAAAACAAAAAATTAAATCAATTAAGAATTGATGATGCCCGTAAAGAATTTAATGAACTAGACCCAACTGCTCAAGAAAAATTAAAGTTCTTATTCCCTGAGTCAGATTATCAATTACCAGAACCAGGTGCTAGTAATTATCTTACTGGAGCAATTAAGACTGGCTTTACAGTTCTTAAAAGCCCATTAGTTTTATTATTTAAAACTGCTGGTGTTTTTAATAGAGCAATCAATACACCCTATCTGCTAGCACGTCAGGCTGCACAAGGCGAAGGTTTATTTACTAAAGAATCTTTCAGTGATGCTTGGGATGGCCGTAGAGTTTATGACCAGGGAGCATTAACAAATGCTCAAGATTACTTTGGTGTTGAAAAAGTAGAAATAGCAAAAGGTTTAATTGCTGGTAAAAAACCAGGTGAGATTATTGCTAGTGCTGGTGGTGCAGTAAATCAAAAACTACTAGAGGCTTTAGAAGAAGCATACAATAACCCAGAATCATTCCAACAGGTAATGGATGGCGTTAAGGGTGCACAAGTATCTCCAGGTAGAGATGTAGCACGCTCAACTGGAATTAAAGGAATTTCTGGTCCTATAGATTTTATATATCAAATTGCAGTTGACCCATTAACTTGGATGACTGGCGGTGCAACCGCTGCTGCTAAGGCAGGATTGTTTGGTCTTAAGAATCAAACTGGTACTCAAATGCGTAAGACTATTGAGCAGTTTGGTGTTGCTGGAGTTAAGGATATATTCCGAGACAACAAAGACGTAGTTAAATTATGGGATGACCAACTAGGTCCTGCTGTTAAAAAACTTAATGACGAGCCAGATGAGATTGCTAAAATTGGAATTCGTAATGATATTAAAAGACGCTTTCCTGGATACAATAACGATGAGGCTATTGATTTCTTAGAAAGAAATAATGTAGTTAATGCTAGCCGTGCTCAAACAGTTTTTTCCAATGTTGATAATCTTTCTATGTTTATGGCTGGTAGGGTTAATGGTGCTCAGTTCTTTCGTAATGGTGTAGCAACTGCACGTAATCAACGCAGACTAACCGTTGGTGCTCAGAAGGCATTAAGTAATTTCTTAAATCCTAAATCTGGTACCACCAAAGAAATTGCTAAGTCAGTTGATGAGATATCTAAGTCCCTTGTTAAAGCAGGCTCTACCCGTGAGGCTGAGTTAATAGGTCCAGAGATAATAGACTTTACAAAATTTAGCCGTAAAAATCTTAAAGAACGTGTTTCTCTTCTTTTAGCACGTACTCCACAGAATCAAGAGATTAAACTTAATATTACTGATAGCACTCAGTCTATTAAAAGTGCAGATACTTTTAGAAATACTGCACGTCAGGTATTACCTAAAGATTTATCAGAGGCTTTAACTGTTAAGTTTATTAACTCTGATGCAAATGACCAAGTTGCTATGCTTCGTAGCCTTGATGTTGCAATTATGCAACGTTTAGGAATTGAAGGAACTGAAAAGGGTAGAGAATACATAAAGAGAACCCTTGACGAGAAGTATGGTACTTCAGTTGGCGTTGCAGTAACTGAGAAACTAAATGTTCCTATAGGATTTGAGAACATTGTATCTAAGGCTGGCGTTAAACTAGAAGATAACATAACAAAATTTGACTCACAAGGTATTATTCACCCATTCCAAGAGCGTGGTGCTATATCTACCCTTGATTATCAAGAGTTAGCACAGTATGCCTACGAGGCAAACAGAGGTAAATTAATTTCTGGCATGTTTCAAGGTGCTACAAGTAGCGCTTTGTCAACTGGAATAGTTAATTTTTGGTCTTTGTTTACACTTTTCCCACGCTTGGGTATACGAAGCAGTATTGATGAAGGATTTATTTACTATCTTACAGCCCCTGCCAAAGATTTATTCCAATACTTAGACCGCAAAGGTCATAGAATGGGTAGAATTGCAGCAGCATACTCAGGTTCTAAGAGTGGTGAGCAGTTAAGAGTAAAGATTGCTAGGAAATTAGGCAGACCTACTCCTGCAGATATGTATGACAAAGACACAAGACTAAAAATAATTTCTGATTATGCTAATTCAATTGGAAAAGAACCTGATTCTTTAACATCCTTAGAGCGTAAACTTGCTCAGGCTGAATACATTACAGAAGCAATGAACAAAAAGGGTGTATTAGGTAAACTAAATGACAATGAAGTTCAGTTATTAATTCAAGCATTAACTTTAAACTCACAATACCTAACAGCAGGTACTAGGTCTATTGCTGCAGGTGCAAGCCTTGTTGGAAGACAGTCTGCTGAGGTAACTGAAGAGATAGTTAACCTAAGTAATTTAGATGTAGCCAGAGGTCTTTTCCCAGATTTAGTTCAAGGTAAGACTGGTAAAAGAATAGACACAGAAAAGTTAGATTCAATTCAAGCCCTTGCTGGTCGTGGTGTATCTTTGGTTCACTTTGAGAACTTTGTTCAACGTTTCTATGGTAATACTAGAAAGAACAAAGGTATTGGTGAAGACCTTAAGTTTAATCCAGTTGCTGCATTTGTGGCAAGTAATGGTTTAAGAACTGAACGTGATTATGTTGGTGCTAAAACTTACTTACTACAACAGGTAGGTCTATCAAAAAATACAGACTTACTAGGTAGATTTGATGAAGATATTATACCTACATTAAGTGCAAATATTACACACTCAGTTAAAGATGCAGAAGCATTAAAGAGTTTCTTGGGTATGACAGCCCATACTAGCGCTTTACGTCTACAAGGCCTAGATGATATAGAAATTGCTGAGGTATTAGTAGACCGTATTCTTTTAGATATGCGTCAAACCTTCCATGGTAGTGCAGATAACTTTAATGAAGGATTATTCAATAAGTTAAAATCTACATATGATGACTTGGTTAGGGAAGAATTAGATACTGGAAATAGAATATCTAATAAGGCTCAAAAGGCAGCACAGAAAATAACCTTTGAAGAGTTTGAAGAACTAACTAAAGGATTCCAACCTAAAGGTAAATTGTTTACTACCCTTGAGGGACCAGGTATTTCTGATATGGAAACTGCCTATCAAAAACTTGGTAATAACATGATGGAATTAATGGATAATCAGGTAACTGGTATCCTACGTCAGCCAGTTGTAATGATTAAATACTTAGATGTTCGCAACAAGTATGCTGAAACAGAAAAGCAAATGGCTAGAAAACTTTATCTTGATAGGTTGGCCAAACTTCAAGACGAAGGTAAGGTTATTGGAGAAAGAGTTAAGGGCGAGATTCTTGAAGATACAAGACAGCATGCTCAAAAACTTATAACAGAGATATCTGTTCAAGAAGCAGCAGATTCTGTATTAAAGTTTGTTGATAACCCAAATGTTAGAACTAATTTTGCTGTATCAGTTCGTAATACTGGTCGTTATTACCGTGCTACTGAGGATTTCTGGCGCAGAGTTTATCGTCTTAAAGACATAGCACCAAGAGTTCTATACCGTATGCGATTGATGCATCTTGGTTTAGATGCCGCTGGTGGTGTGTATAAAGATAACAATGGCGAACCATATATCATGATGCCAACAGATAATGTTATATTTGGTGTTGTAGATAAAGCGGTTCGTGTATTCGGACCAGGCGAAGAGAGTTTTAAACAGCCAAAGTTTAATGAGTTTACATTTAAACTAACCTTGGCTAACCCTTCATTCAGCCCAGACGCTGGTATGCCTACACTTTCTGGACCAATTGGTGCATTAAGCGTACTTACTATGAAGTCTTTGCTAGGTAAAGTACCAGCAACAAAGGAATTATCTGAAGAATTAGACAACTATGCACTAGGTGATATAGGCGATGGCATGAATGTAATTCGTGCTTTAGTGCCTTCTTCACTGCAGAAGTTATATTCTATAGTACCTAAAGATGAGAAGGATAGACAAGAATCTACTGCAGCAATGCAGGCTATTGCCTACAATCAAGCCTTTAGTACTGATGAACAGATGGCTAGGTATCTAGACCCTAATGCTTCAGCAGCAGATAAGTATAACTACTTAAAGCAGGTTAGAATATCTGCTCATAATGTTGTTGTAATGCGTTCTATTATTGGATTGTTCTCTCCAATAGCACCATCTATGCAGGAGAGTATTAATGTTCCAGAGTACCTAAAAGAAGTGGGTATAACTGGATTACGTCCAGAGTTTTATGACTTAGTAAATGCAGTAACTCAGAAGTATAAGGGCGATGTTCAAGACCCATACGAGTTAGCAGTTGCTACATTCGTTGGCAAGAATCCAGGTAAGTTAATCTATACCGTTGCCCGTAATGAGAAGCAGACTAACGTAGTTATTCAAAAGACTAAGGCTGTCAAGTCATGGGCTATACAGAATGAAAGCAATATTAAAAAGTATGGCGAGTCAGCATGGATACTAGCCCCACATGCGGGAGAGTTTGATGCTCCAACCTATGCTTATTTAGAAGCAGCAGGATTGCTAGAGAATAAGTCTTTAGAAAACTACTATCTAGATGTTTTAGTGGCTAGAGATAAGCAGGCTTACTATGATATTGCTAAAGAAGAAAAAGAGTTTTTAAAGTCAACACCTAGCATTAGTGCTCGTAGAGCAAAGATTGCTGATGCAACAAGAAGACGTTCATTACTTAAGGCATCTAATCCATTACTAGAAGCAGCCCTTGTGGCTGGCGGTAATGAGGTAGCAACAGAGTTAAATATGTTGGCTAACCTAGAAGAGATGATTAAAGACTCATCTGTGAGTATGCCAACAGGAACACGTCAAAGACTAGCAATGGTTACATCAAGAGTCCGCCAGTTCGTATCTATGGCTAACGATGCTTCACTTCGTGAGGCAGATAACTTTGCTGATATTAAAAGAAGTTTCAGAGATGAATTAGAAAACTTGATTGCAAGTTTAAGTTCTGGAGATGCTGTCTTAACAGAAGCAAGCAGAGCGATATTCAAATCAATTCTTGGTTACTACTCCCGCGATACATATACCGCTAAAGCATACAAAGGATACTAATGGCTGAATCAAAAGAACAACGTGAGTTAAGGGACAAACAAAGAGGTCTTAAAGCATTAAACTCTCGTGATGCTGCAAGCATGGACTTACAACGCAGGCAGATGGCTATTTTCGACAATGACGATAGACCAAGTGCTGTGTCAAGATACAATGCAGCAAAGGCTGAACTAACTAAATTAGATGCCCAGGTTCAAGCACGTATTGCTGAAATAAGTTCAATTGATACTCAGTTAACTGCTATAGCAGATGCTGAGAAACAAGGAAAAAGAACTAAAGAAATTGCAGATAAGAAAAAAGAATTAAAGACTGCACAAGATACTCTTCAAAGAGATAAAGCCACAAGACTAGAAGCAGAAATTAAAGCATTAGAAAATGCACAGATGACTGCAACTGGTGGTACTTCTGGCAACCAGCAATATGCTGGTGATAATGAGTTTGTTAAAGATGTTAATGCCAAAGGTCTAGCAGTAACAGTTAACCCTGATGATGGTAGTAGTTGGGTTAGTGGTACTGAGGGTGATTCTCAGGTTCAACAATATATTTACATAGGACCTGAAACTAAAGTTCCATTGTTTATGAAAGATAAGCCTGGACAACTTGTCAATGACTACGCACCTTCTACATCTAACTTTGATGGAGTAAGAAAAAGAGTTATAAACGATGCTATTAAATCTCCTCGTGGACTAAAAGGTTTATTTGATGACCTAAGAGGTGCTGGTCTTAGAATACCTCAAGTTGACTACGATAGACTTGATACTACTAGTACTAGTTTTGGCAAAGCATTATCTTATGCGCTGCAAAAACATACCAAGGTAATGATTAATGATTTGGAACAAAATAAAAATATTAATCCAAAATCATTCTTTAAATTTATACAGGAAGACTTTAAGGATTCAGATGTAAGCGGACCTAAAGTATCCTATGATGAATATGTAACTAAAGTAGATGAAGCAGAGTCTGACTTAAACAGATTCTTTATGGAGTATGTAGGCAGAAGTGCTTCAGACGAGGAACAGAAAAGATACTACAAACAATTAAGGGCATTAGAAAAGAAAAATGCTCAGGTTACTACTCAAACTGAAACAGATTCTGGTGGTAGTTCAAGAAGAGTTACTGGTGAGTATCAGTTAGATGCTGAAGATATATTACAACTACAACGCAATATTGCTGGTAAAGCACTTGATGGTTCTGACATTGATGTAATATTAAAGGGTGGTAGCAAGGCTGCTCAGGATGTTAATAACGTATTATCCTATGCTAAGAGTTATGGAGTAGCCTTAACTAACAAAGATGCTTTGCGCTATGTATCAGGTTCATTAAAAAATAATGAAAGAGATACTAAAGCAATCCAAGCAAAATTACTTGCAGTATCTAAGGCTACCTATTCTAACCTAGCAGATGTTTTGTCTGACACCGTTGACCTAGATGACTTGTCTGCTAATTATAAATATACAATGCGACAAGTATTAGAGATACCTGAATCACAAATTGATACCATGAATCCAACAATTCAAATGGCACTTAAGAACAATGGAAACAAAGGAGCAATGAACTTGACTGAATTTGAACGTGCTCTTAAGAAGGACCCACGTTGGGGTGAGACATCAAATGCCCTAGAAACTGCAGCAGGATATGCAAATAATATTCTGCGTAACTTTGGATTGATAGCATAATGGCAACAGGCGGAAACAAACCTAAATCAACAAGTGCATCTAAACCAGCAGCCACTAAGATTCCTGCTGTTATTGCTAAACCATCAGCCCCTGCTCCTGCAACAAAGTCATCTGGTGCCGCACCTAAAGGTGGCGGTAAAGCAGCAACTGGAAGTAAATTAGTTCAACCTACTAAAAAAGAACCTATTAAAACAGGTGGTGGTACTTCATCTCTTGATAAGCAATTTGCTGAAGGAATGAAACAGATACAGAAAGATAAAGAAGAACTTAAAAAATTATTAGAACAATATAATAAAAATCTTAATGTTGAAGAAGATGGTGGCACAAAAGAAGAAGAGGGTGGTGGCGGAGAAGACCCTTCTCTAGCCTATGCCAAAATGCAAGATGAGAAGGCAAGACGAAATGCTTTTGCTCTTCTTAAAGATGTATTTACTCAGTATGGTTTAAGTGATTTAGCAAGCACAATAGAAACTTTAATGAAGGAAGGCTATGAAGCAGAAGAGGCAACTCTTGCTTTAAAGACTGACCCAAGATACAACAAGGCTTATATTACTAGATTCAGGGGCAATGAGTTAAGACGTTCCTCTGGATTAAATGTATTAAGTGAGGCTGAGTATTTAGCGCTAGAGGATGATTATACTAGAACTCTTAAATCATATGGTCTTGAAAATTATTTTGGTGTAGATAAAACTGTTAAGCAATCAGCAATAGCCGATGTTATTGGTGCTGATATATCTTCTCTTGAATTTACCGAAAGAGTATCTACTGCGGTAGATAGAGTTAAGATGGCTGACCCAGCCACTAAGAGTGCTTTCCAACAATTCTATGGTATTGGTGAAGCAGACCTTGTTCAGTATTTCTTAGACCCTAAGAAGGCTTTAGTAAATCTTAAAGAGAAGGCTGTGTCTGCTGAAATTGGTGGTGCAGCAATTGGTCAAGGATTAGCAGCAACTGCTACAAGTGCTACAGATTTGGCTAGATATGGTATTAGTAGAGAACAGGCACAAGTAGGTTATAGAACTATCGCAGAGGAATTGCCTACTGCTGACAAACTAAGCCAGATATATTCTCAAGAAGGAATTACATACGGACAGACTGAAGCAGAGCAAGCAACCTTTAAAGGTCTAGCATCTGCTAAACGTAAGAAGCAACAACTTGTTTCCCGTGAGGAAGCGGCCTTCCAAGGCTCATCTGGAACTGCATTAAGTTCTGGTGCTTTATCAACACAATACTTACGTAGAACATCCTCTGGAGGACAGTTCTAAAATAGATTCCCTACACGGATATACCAGCCCCGTGAGGTGTATAAGTCTGGTAGTAGGAGCCAGCCAGTTTCCCCGAACTGAACTGCGGCCTACAAACTACAACGAATAGAAAGGGTGGTTGCTATGAGCAACAATTACTGGGAAGACGAAGACGAAGACCAAGATAACGATACACCTCTGCAAGGTGATGACTTAGTTAAAAAACTAAGAAAAGCCAAACGTGCAGATGAAAAGCGTATCAAGGAACTTACTGAGCAACTTGAGGGTTTATCCAAGGTGCAGCGTGAGAGAGTCGTCAAGGAAGTCCTAGAGAAAAAAGGTGTAAACCTTAAAGCAGCAAGACTAGTACTAAAAGACTTAGATGATGTTAGCGAGGAGACAGTTTCTAACTGGCTCGATGATAACGCAGATTTGTTTGGAATAAATGTTCCTGCTCAGTCTAATGCAGATAATGCATCCCTTGCGGCACTACGCCAACAGGATGTATTAACTCAAGGTGCGGTTACACCAGACCGTGAGCAAGACTTCAACACAAGGATTGACAATGCTCAATCTAGTGAAGAACTCATTGCATTACTGCGGTCACAATAATTTAATTCCGTTCATAGTCACTTGGAGGTGACGAAATGCCTACAGTAAATTATACAACCACAGGTTCTTCCTCTCTTGGAGGTACCGCTGGTTCTGCTGGCTTAGTTCAAAAGGCGTATGACCGTCTTCTTGAATTCGCTCTCCGTTCTGAACCACTAATTCGTTCAGTAGCAGATAAGCGTCCAGCAAGACAAGCAATCCCAGGTTCAACAGTTGTTCTACAACGCTATGTTGACCTAGCAACAGCAACAACCGCACTGACTGAGACAGATGATGTCGATTCAGTAGCGTTGTCTACACCAACATCAGTAACCATTACTCTTGCAGAGTACGGTAACTCAGTGTTGGTAACACGTGCATTAGAGTTATTCTCTCTTGCAGATGTAGACCCTGCAATTGCTAACATTATTGCCTACAACCTAGCAGATTCTATTGACTCTATCGCAATGACAGAATTGCGTGGCGGTTCAAACGTAATCTATTCAGGTTCAACAGCAACCTCAACTGCAACAATTACTGCAGCAGCAACTCTAAGTTCTGCTAACGTTCTAAAGGCAGTTGCAAAACTACGTGCTAACAAAGCAGTACCTCGTAAGGGTACAAACTTCTGGGCTGGTATCCACCCAGAGGTATCTCACGATTTCCGCCTTGCTACTGACACAGGTAACTGGTTAGTACCAAACCAATACGGTTCTACACAAGACCGCGTTTGGGCAGGAGAAATCGGTGTATACGGAGGAGCATACTTCGTAGAGACACCACGTATGTACAAGGCTGCAGACGGTTCTGGTTCATCTGCTGCTAACAGCGTATACCGCACAATTATTTGCGGACAGCAAGCACTTGCTGAGGCTGTAGCAGAAGAGCCACATACAGTTATCGGACCAGTAGTTGACCGCTTGATGCGTCATCGCCCAATGGGCTGGTATGGCGTATTAGGTTTCAAGCGCTACCGCGAAGAGGCTCTATACAGAATCGAATCAGGTTCTTCAATCGCTGCTTAGTTGATTGACGGTTGGGCATTGTTTATGCAATGCCTAACAGTAAGTTCATTAAGGAGAACAATGACAAACTATCTATTTAAAACACCTAATGTAGAAGAGGGACCAGCAGGTAATCACAGACTGTTCTACTTTTATAAACTAAATAGAGGTATCAGTATTGCCAAATCTGGTGCTACTTACTCACAAGTAAGATATCCAGTTGATTCAGACATGGCAGAGTATGATGAATTTTATCGTGGTGGTTATACCCATACGGTTGATGATGCAACTAGGTCAGCATTAATTGCTGGGAATGTTGGTGTTACTTCAGCCAACTTTACAGCAATATGAGTTTACATCAAGAAAGAACCCATCCAGAGTTTGTAGAAGGATGCTTTGGTTGCAAGATTAGTACCCTTGAGTTAGCCCCAGGGGATGCTAGAAAACAGATAGCCCAGAAGAAATGGGATGGAGAATTGGCTGCCTATCGTGCTGCAAGAGCAGAAGGTATCCAACCAGGAGGGACAACTTGGCGGCAAATCAATGCAGCACGGGAAGCCTCTGAAAAGTTAAACAAACCATATGATGCAAACACTATGCCAGCGGCACAAAAAATAGACCAACGGGTAGCAAACACAATGCGAGAGGTAGGAATGTAATGCCAAAAGTAGGAAAGAAAAAATTCCCATACACAGCCAAGGGAAAGGCTGCAGCCAAGGCTTATGCTAAAGGCGAGAAGATGGAATCCAAGTCTGAAAAGATGATGGAGATGCGTAAAGGTATGAAGAAAACAACCATGAAGAAAATGGGAAAGAAGAAGTAACATGGCCAAAAAATCTTCTGGACCGTCATTTGATGATTTAGATATTGGAATGGCAACTATGGCTATACCACTTGGTGGTAAGGGTAGTAAGACAGACCCAAATGTTTACAAAGGAACTTACAAAGGTAAAACATACACCTGGCATAAAGGAAAAGCCACACTTGAAAAAAATAAAAAGGGGTTTTACAAATGAACAAGAAACAAAATAGACCACTAAAATCTTCAGTAGTAAGACCTGGTATGAAAAAATCTGGTCCACGTCAGACCAAAGAACTTACAGGTAAAGCAGCATTAGATGCATACCAAAAGTTAATATCTCCTAAAGGTATGGCTAAAACTAAAGCAGACCAAACAGCAGCACTTGATAAGTTAATGAAGAAGCGCTATGGAAAGAAGAAGTAATGAAAGCCAAAAAGGGAATGGGCTTCAAAGCAGCGCAAAAGAAAATTGCGAAAAAACAAGGTATCTCACAGGAGCGTGCTGGAGCAATCTTGGCTGCAGGTGCGAGGAAAGCCAGCAAGTCAGCAATTAAAAAGAACCCTAACCTATTAAAGGTTAAGGGTATGAGAAAAGCAGGACGAGGAAGATAATGTCATCTGGCCAATACAAGCGACATGATGGATTTAATCCAATACAGATTAAAAACGGATTTGTTGTGCGTATTGGCAAGAATGGAATAATCAGACAAGTACTAGGAAAGCAAGGGGAGTATGGCAAGCAAGAAGGACTCAAGACTCGCTAGGGCTGGAGTATCTGGTTTTAATAAACCAAAGCGTACTCCTAATCATCCTAAAAAATCCCATGTGGTGGTAGCCAAAGTTGGTAGTCAAGTAAAAACAATTAGATTTGGACAGCAGGGTGTAACTGGAGACAGACAACCTACTAAGCGTCAAGCATCATTTAAAGCACGTCATGCTAAGAACATTGCCAAAGGCAAGATGTCAGCAGCATACTGGGCAGATAAGGTTAAGTGGTAATGGCATATACAAATCCTGAACTTAGGAACCGTATTAAGAACCGCATTATGGCTGGTTCTAAAGGTGGTAAACCAGGTCAGTGGTCTGCCCGTAAAGCCCAACTAGTAGCACTTGCATACAAAAAGGCTGGTGGTAGTTATAGCGGTGGAAAGTCTAGTAAGCAAAAATCTTTATCTAAATGGTCTAAAGAAGACTGGGGTACTAAATCTGGTAAGCCTAGTACTCAAGGTTCTAAAGCAACTGGTGAAAGATATTTACCTAAAAAAGCAAGACAAGCACTTAGTTCTTCTGAGTATGCAGCAACTTCAAAGGCAAAACGTGAAGGTATGAAAAAGGGTAAGCAGTTTGTAGCGCAACCTAAATCAATAGCAAAAAAGACAGCAAAGTACAGATAGGGACAAAGGGGACTATGAGTAAAAAAGATTCTATTGCACTAGTTTGGTGCGACAATGGAATGGTAGATGGCAAGTTTATGCAAGGCGTAGCAGATGTAATGCTAAAGTCTGGCGTAGAGTTTGCTACAACATTACGTAGCCAAGGCAATCAAATTGGCAGACAACGACAAACAGTTTTTGATTACTGGTATGACAAGACTGATTACGAATGGTTATTCTGGGTAGACTCAGATGTAGTAATTAGTCCAGAGAAGTTTAAGTTATTATGGGATAATAGAGATGCTGAGAAGCGTCCTATGATTACTGGGGTATATTTTACTACAGATAATCCAGAGGAACCTTTGATGGTTCCAATGCCTACATTGTTTAGTTTTGTTGCTAATGAGGATGGTGGCTTTGGATTAGCCAGAGTACATCCACTACCTCAGAATCAACTTATTAAAGTAGATGCAGCAGGTATGGGATTTATCCTAATGCACCGCAGCATAGTACCTAAAGTCCGTGAAGTAGCAATTGACAAAGTAGTCTTTATGGAAATGGGTAGAGGTAAGAAATTTATAGGCGAAGATATATTTTTCTTTGCACTATGCGATAAAGCAGAGGTTCCACTATATGCTCATACTGGAGCGTTAGCCCCACATATGAAGCGGTTCTCTTTTGATGAACATTACTATCAAGCATTTTTTGGCAAGCCTAAAGAAGAATCTAAACTAATTACACCCGACAAGAAAATCATTACACCTAGATAATAAAGGAAGATATGACAACTACCCTATCGAATATAATGGATGAAATCCAGATTAACCTTGCTGGATATACATACCAACAGGATAGAGCAACTCACCTAAGCAGTGCAGTCTCTACCTTAACGTCATCATCTACATCACCTACAGTTCTATACTTAGGCTCTACTGAGAACCTAGGTAAAGGTGTAGTTGAAATTGACGAAGAATTATTATGGGTAGATTCATTTGACCGTATTGCTAATACAGCCACTGTATCTCCATATGGCCGTGGCTATTTAGGTACTACTGCTGCTACACACACAGCAGATACTAAAGTTACTATTTCCCCTACCTTCCCACGCCACGTAGTTAAGCGTGCAGTTAATGACACCATTAGGGCAATGGGTGCTTCTATATTTGCAGTATCAGATACTTCATTTACTTACAATGCAGCAGTTACTACCTATGCATTTGCTAATTTAAATATAGATAATATTTTAACAATTATGTGGCAAGAAGTTGGTCCGTCTAAAGAATGGATACCAGTAAGACGTTGGTCTTGGGACTCTTTTGCCGAACCTACAGCCTTTGGATATACCTCAAGTGACGAGGTACAGACAGTAACTATTGGTGATTACATTACACCAGGCAGAACCGTAAAGGTTGTTTATGCAACTGAACCAGTTGCTTTTACAACTAATGCTCAAGTGTTTACAACACAAACTGGACTACCAGAATCTTGCAAAGATGTGGTAGTACTAGGTGCTTCATACCGTTTGCTTACCTATCTTGACCCAGCACGTGCTGCTCAGGTTAGCCCACAAGCAGATGAAACAGATAGTAAGAGACCATTTGGTTCTTCACAGAACTCATCACGTCAATTACTAGCCCTTTACACACAACGCTTACAAGAAGAAATACAGCGTCAACAAACACAATATCCAATCCGCATCCACTACAGCCGATAGGTAACTAAATGACAACACGCAAATACTCCTCACGCTCACAGCAGTCTACACTGTCTGCAGCGTTAACATCTAACGGTACTTCAGCCACTGTAGTATCTGGTACTTCTTTACTAGGTGGTGCCACGATTTCTGCTGGCGAAACCTTTACGGTGGTGATTGACCCAGATACAGCGCTTGAAGAAATTGTAGATGTAACGGCGGTCTCAACTAACACACTTACTATTACTCGTGGTATTGATGGTTCAACTGGTGTAGCCCACTCTGCTGGTGCTGTAGTGCGCCATATGGCAATTGGTCGAGATTACCGTGAAGCCAATCAACACATTGAAAACACTACAACTGCACATGGAATTACCCTTGCTAACATAGTCCAAACTGGTTCTACTGGTACAGTAACAAGCGGTATGATTCTTGATGGCACTATTGTTAATGCTGACATCAACGCAAGTGCTGCTATCGCAGACACTAAGTTAGCCACTATCTCAACCGCTTCTAAAGTATCTAACTCTGCTACAACTGCTACATCTGCCAATACTAACTCGGCTATCGTAGCCCGTGATGCTTCAGGTAACTTTTCTGCAGGTACTATTACTGCTAACCTTACAGGTACTGCTAGCACAGCAACTACTGCTACTACTGCTAGTGCTTTAAGCACAGCCCGTAACTTCCAACTAACTGGAGATGTAGAAGCATCTGCCGTATCCTTTGATGGTACTGGCAATGTAAGCCTAACTACTGTTATTGGTACAGGTGCTATTGTTAACGCAGATGTTAATGCATCTGCTGGTATTACTTATGGTAAGTTAAGCCTTAACAGTTCTATTACCTCTGCTGATTTAGTAGATGGAACTATCGTTAATGCTGATATTAATGCTAGTGCTGCTATTGCACTTAGCAAGTTGGCAACTGACCCACTAGCCCGTGCTAACCATACAGGTACACAGACTGCTTCAACTATCTCCGACTTTGACACACAGGTAAGAACATCTCGCCTAGACCAGATGGCAGCACCTACTGCTTCTGTAGCATTAAATGCTCAGAAGATTACAGGACTTGCTGACCCTACATCTAACCAAGATGCAGTAACATTAAAATATCTTACAGACCAAAAGGGTGCAGCAAATGGTATTGCATCTCTAGATAGTTCTGGATTAATTCCTACTAACCAGTTGCCTGCATTGGCAATTACTGAAACATCAGTAGTTGTATCACAGGCTGCAATGCTTGCACTTACCGCACAGGTTGGTGACGTTGCAGTTCGTACAGATGTTAACAAATCATTTATTCTTACTGCCTCACCTGCTACTACATTAGGTAACTGGCAAGAACTATTAACCCCAACAGATGCAGTTTTATCTGTTGATGGTAACACTGGTGCTATTAGCCTTTCAGGTACATATCTAAATAGAACCTCTGGTCAACTATTAGGTAACCTAGATGCTAATAACTTTAAAGTAACTGGACTAGGAACTCCTACAAGCAATGCTGACGCTGCTACTAAATTATATGTAGATAACGTTGCTGGTTCTGCTACTGCTGCTGCAGCCTCTGCTGCTGCCGCTGCTACAACCTATGATAACTTTGATGATAGATACCTAGGTGCTAAGTCATCTGCTCCATCTGTAGATAATGATGGCAATGCTCTTATCACTGGTGCTCTATATTGGAACTCAGTATCTAATACTATGTTTGCTTGGTCAGGTTCTGCTTGGGGTTCAATCTCCTCAACTGCAGAAATCTTTAGATACAAGTTCGTAGCATCAGGTGGAGAGACTTCAGTATCTGGAACAGATGCTAATGGTCTAACACTTTCATACCTAGCGGGTAAAGAGCAGGTATATCTAAACGGTGTTCTGTTAGTTCGTGGTACAGATTATACAGCGTCTAATGGAACAAGCATTACATCTCTTGCAGCCCTTGCTGCTAGCGATATCCTAGAGATTATTACCTTCACAGCCTTTGATTTAGCCACAGCCATTTCAAATACTGTGTTTGATGCAAAGGGTGATTTAATTGCTGCAACTGCAGCAGACACCGTAGGTAAACTTTCAGTAGGAACTAATGGACAATATCTACAGGCTGACTCAAGTACAGCAACTGGACTTAAATGGTCAACAGTAGATGCCTTACCTAGCCAGACTGGTAATAGTGGTAAATACTTAACAACTAATGGTTCAACAGCAAGTTGGGGAACTATTGATTTATCTTCATACGCAACAACAACAACCGTAAACGATAACCTCATAATGACTATTATGGGTGCATACTAAGAAAGGTAGTAACTAATGGCTACAACTTCTAAAGTGCTCTTTCGAGGAGCAGCATCAACATCAAGCACAACCCTATATACAACTCCTTCGGCAACTACAACTATTGTAACTAATATTTTGGTTACTAATACTGTAACTGGAGATGCAACATTTACTATATTGCTAGATGATGTATCTGCTGCTACAACAGTTACTGTTGGCGGATTTGATACAACTGTTATTGATATGAAACAAGCACTTGCTGCTACAGATACAATTAAAGGTTTAGCATCTGCTACAACTGTTAACTTCCATATTAGCGGAGTGGAGATTGCGTAATGGCTCCAGTAAGAAGTCTTAAAACAGGTTTGATTAAAGGCACTATGTTAGTTGGCAATACTAAATTTGTTTCAGATTTTACTCTTGACTACTTAGTTGTAGCAGGTGGTGGTGGAGGTGGTGGAACTAGTACAAATGCTAATGTTGGTGGTGGTGGTGGTGCAGGAGGATATAGAACAAGTATAGGTGGCTCTGCACTTTCAGTTTCTGGTGGTACTAATTACACAGTAACAGTTGGCGCAGGTGGCACTGGTGCTGCTAATAATAGTGTAATCGCATCACAAGGTTCTAATTCAATATTTTCAACAATAACCTCAACAGGTGGCGGATATGGTGGTAATGGCGCGTCCGAAAATGCTGGTAAATCTGGTGGCAATGGAGGCTCAGGTGGAGGTTCTTCTGGTCAAAATAATACAGATACACCAGGTGTTGGTAACACTCCATCAACTTCTCCATCACAAGGTAATAGCGGTGGTTATGGCGCTGGTGGCAGTGCTGGCAGATTCCCTGCAGGTGGTGGCGGTGGTGCTGGTGCTAGTGGCAGTAACGCTACTACTACTGTAGCAGGTGCTGGCGGAGCAGGTGCTGCTAACTCAATTACTGGTACATCTGTAACTTATGCAGGTGGTGGCGGTGGTGCTATTTACAGTTCTGGTAGTGGTGCAAGTGGCGGTTCAGGTGGTGGCGGTGCAGGTGGTGACCCTGGAGTAGCAGGAACTAATGGAACTGCAAACCTAGGCGGTGGCGCAGGTGGTGGTGGAACAACTGGTGGTAGTGGTTCTGCAGGTGGTAATGGCGGTAGCGGTGTAGTTATTTTAAGATACCCAGACACTAAAACAATTACTATTGGTGCTGGATTAACTGGTACTGAAAGTTCTGCAAGTGGTGGATATAAGAGAGCAACATTAACAGCAGGCACAGGAAACGTATCCTGGGCTTAAATATAGAAAAGGAAAATATAGTGGCACACTACGCGTTCTTAGATAACAACAATGTAGTTACTGAGGTAATTACAGGAGTTGATGAAAACATAATTCAGACTGATACTGATGGTACTCAGGTAGGTGGTAACACTGAGGCCTGGGAAGCATTCTATGGCAACTTCAGAGGTCAAGTATGTAAGAGAACATCTTACAATGGTAACATCCGCAAGAACTATGCAGGCATTGGGTTTACCTACGATGCTGCAAGAGATGCTTTCATAGCACCTAAACCTTTTAACTCTTGGGTATTAGATGAGGCTACTTGCCAATGGCAAGCACCTACCCCTATGCCTATAACAGAAGGTAAGTTCTACTACTGGTCAGAGGATGACCTATCTTGGAGAGAAGTAATCCCAAATGAGTAGAGCAAGAGACCTAGCAAATTTGGCTGATGAAGCCACAGGATTAGCAACAGATGCAGAACTATCAGCAGCAGTTGCTGGCATAGATTTAACAAATGTGCAAAGAATAGTTCCTGTAGATTCTAATATCTCAGTTCCTGGAGCACCAACATCTGTATCTGGAACTGTTGCAACTGGTGAGTCGTCAGTATCTTTTGTTGCCCCGACAAGTAATGGTGGCTCTACAATTTTAAGTTATACAGTTATTTCTTCTCCAGGTAACATAAAAAAATCTGGAACATCATCTCCAATAGTTATTACAGGATTAACTAATGGTACAGCATATACCTTTACAGTAAAAGCACATAACATTGCAGGTTCAAGTGTTGCAAGTTCTCCAAGTAGTTCAGTAACTCCAAATACTCCAATTAATATTGATTATCTTGTTGTTGCAGGTGCTGGTGGCGGTGGTTCAGGAAATGCAGGTGGCGGTGGTGGTGGTGCTGGAGGTATGCGTTGTACCGTAACTGCAACTGGTGGCGGTGGAACCTTAGAATCTGCTTTATCACTTAATCCTAATACTAATTACACAGTAACTGTTGGCGGTGGCGGTGCTGGCAGAACTGGAAGTGTTGGTAATGGAACATCAGGTTCTGATTCTATATTTTCTACAATAACCTCAACAGGCGGTGGTTACGGTGCTAACGGAGATAATACTGGTGGCAACGGTGGTTCTGGAGGTGCTGCAGGTAGAGGAGCAACAAACACTGTTTCTACGGGTGGTACAGGTACAGCCAATCAAGGTTATGCAGGTGGAAGCAATACTAATGACTCTGGTAACCAGGCTGGCGGTGGCGGTGGAGGTGCTAGTGCTGTAGGTGCTAATGCTACTGGTGCTTCAACTGGTGGTCAAGGTGGTAATGGAGTTGCAACATCCATCACAGGCTCATCTGTTACTTATGCTGGTGGTGGCGGAGGTGCAGGTTTCTATAATACTGCTTATGGAACTACTAGTAATGGCGCAAATGGTGGCACGGGTGGTGGTGCAACTGCAAACGCATCAGGTACTACCAACACAGGTGGTGGCGGAGGCGGAGGCGGAGGTTCTGCTGGCGGTAGTGGCAGACTCGATGGCGGCTCTGGTGGTAGCGGCGTAGTTATCCTTCGCTGGTTAACTTCTGCTGGTTCCATAACTGTAGGCGCAGGTCTTACTGCGGATGCTACAGGAACTGACGGCTCTTACTCATATAAGAAATTTACTGCTGGTACTGGCAACGTAAGTTGGGCTTAAATATTATTTTAATCAATTCTTAATTAAGGAGCACTGTGGCTGGTCGTGATATAACCGAAGGTCGTGCAGAACGTGCAATTGCTGTTGATGTCGGCATCGTATCTACAAGTACCTACTGGCAGAATACATCTGACTCATATGATGTAGCCGTAGGTGGGCAACCATTCTTCTATGCAATTAGTGATGCACGCCCATACACTAGGCAAACAGCACCTTATAACAAGGATAAGTTTGACAATAGTGCAGAGCCAGGTGAGCAATCACTTACTGGTTGGTGGCTAAGAAGTCAATCATCATTCCATGGTGGTACTGGCATTAAGTTCTATGACCCATCTGCTGGTGAGATTACAGCGCATAGGTTTACTGATAGCAAGAATGTTAATGTCTGGACTAAGGGTGAGGCAACTTTACTCAAAGATGTTAGCGTAGGGCATGTAACCACACACCCAATTGATACAAATAATGGCCGTTCACTACAGCAATTACGTTCTATTAAGTGGGGTACTACCAATGGAGTACTACTACACGATGGTTATGATGTAGATAAGATTGATTCTAGTGGTGTTGAAACACATTACATTGACTACAATGCTGGTGCAGATGACAAGGTTTATGGTATCTGTGATGATGGTGTTAATGCTTTTTGGGTAACCAATGACACTGGCCCATCTGGTAAACTAGAGGTTAATAAGAAATTATTAACAGAAGATTCAACTACTGCAGCAACTCAGATGTTTACTGCTGCTGGTATTACAGTAACCAATGCGGTTATGGAGTATGTCAAAGACCGTATTGTTATGGCTGCTAATAATAAAATCTATGAGTTTTCTTCATCAGCATCTTCATTACCTACTGCTGTATATACTCACTCAGATACAAGTATAGTGTTTACCTCTATTACAGAATCTGGCGCTGCTATTTATGTTGCAGGTTATAGTGGTATTCAATCCTTTATATTTAAGTTTACTCTTAACACAGCAGGTGTTATGCCTACTCTTACTACAGCCATTACTGCAGCAGAGATGCCAGTTGGTGAGAAGATACATAAGATTTACTATTATCTAGGTTATATGATGATAGGCACAACCAAGGGAATTCGTGCAGCAGTTGTATCTGACCAAGATGGTTCTATAAACTATGGTCCACTTATTGTAGAAACTACTCAGCCTTGCTATGACTTTGCTGCAAGGGATAGATTCGTATGGTGTGCAACCAGTGTGGCTGGTGAGCCTGGAGTTGTTCGCATAGACCTAGGTAATGAGATAGAAACTTTGCGCTTTGCTTATGCTAATGACATCTACTACACAGGTGTATCTGGTGTAGAAACTACATCTTGTGCATTTTTAGGTGAGACTAACAGGCTAGCATTTTGCACAGAAGCAGTTGACCAGAAGTCAGTAACTAATAAAGAACGCACTACAACTACAGCAACCATTACATCTGCTGCTCACGGTTATGTGGCTGGAGATGTTATCTATGTTATTGGAGTAGATGCGGCCCTAGATGGCAACTGGACTATCACTTCAGTAACTACAAATACAATTACTTTTACAACCACAACATCAGGAACTATTGCATCTACTGCAGTGACTGCTGGTTTTGTTGGTAAGCCTGGTTATTCTTATATTGAAGCAGCCTCTACTTTAGCATCAACTGGATATATAACTACAGGTTATATTCGTTATGGAACACTAGAGCCAAAGAACTTCAAACGATTACTTGCTCGTGGTAACTTTGATTATGGTTCATTAACATTAGAATCCGTAGATAAAGATGGTACAGAGTATGACCATATTACCTATGAGGCTGGAGTAACAGCAGTTGAGGTTGGTACCAACAATCCTGATACAGCCCAAGAGTATGTAGCCTATAAGTTTCTTTTTAATCGTGATACTACTGATACTACTAAAGGTCCTATATTTAAGGGCTATCAAGCAAAGGCTACTATTGCTACACCTAGACAAAGAATTATGCAGTTCCCTGTTTACTGCTTTGATATAGAAACAGATAGATACAATGTTGTATCTGGTTATGAAGGTAAGGCATTAACACGACTACAACTACTAGAGAATGTTGAAGAGAATGGCGATGTTGTTACTTGGCAAGACCTTACTACTGGCGAAAGTCGTCAAGTAGTTATTGAGCAAATCTCCTTTACACGCATGACTCCACCTGATAAAAGGTTTGATGGGTTTGGCGGAGTAATTGAGATAACTATTAGAACGGTATAATGACATGACACCTGCTGACTGGGCTGCACTTGCAGTATCAATTACCACTTTAATTGGAGCATTGGCTATAGGAGTAAGACACTTAGTTAAACACTATTTGTCAGAACTTCGCCCCAATGGAGGCTCAAGTGTCAAGGACCAGGTCAACAGGCTAGAAGAGAAGGTTGAATTTTTAACCACGTTTGTAATAGAAGCGTTTAAAAATGAAAGCAAATAATTTTCCTAAATGGTTTTACGATAACAATACCAATATTGATTTTGAGGTAGGGTTAGCGGAGTTCAAAGGTAAGAAAAATCTTAGATTCCTACAGATAGGTGTCTTTACTGGCAATTGTTCAGCATGGTTACTAAAGAATATACTTACTGACTCATCATCATTGCTAGTAGATGTAGACCCTTGGTGTGGCAATTTACCACATGAGTCAGTCTATGACTGGGATGATATACAAGAGGCTTATAGAGAACAAGTAACAAAGCATGGTGCAAAGGTTCAAATACATAAAGCATTTAGTGCGGACTGGTTAAGAGAACACCGTGAACTTAAGTATGATTTTATCTATATTGATGGAGACCATCTGCCTGAATCAGTAACACTAGATGCCGACCTATGCTGGGATTTACTTAAACCAGGTGGTATTATGGCCTTTGATGATTATGAGTGGGACCATCCTGATGGCACAGACAAAAACCCTAAGCCAGCAATAGATGCTTGGCTGGCAAAACATAAAAATGATATTGAAATAATTCGTAAGGGATGGCAAGTATGGATAAGAAAGAAGTGAACAATGACTGTTGCAAAGAAAGCCACACCTGCTGCGATTGCTGTATTGCGCCAAGCGACAGCGTTAAGACCGAAGCGGAAGAAAGCAAGCGATGGTCTACTACCATCTGCTGCTCATTTAAAACAGAGTCCTAACTCAGACCATAACACTGGGTATGCAGTTGACTTAACTCATGACCCAGACAATGACATTAACTGCCATGAGGTGTATGCACACCTTAAATCTGATAACCGTGTAAAGTATTTAATATTTAAAGGTAGAATCTGGTCAGCCGAAAAAGGTGACAGGGAGTATACTGGTTCCAACAAACATAATAAACATATACATATTTCCATAAAAGAAAACTGCGGTAAAGATACATCACCTTGGTTTCCTTGGATGGGAAAAGCACCAACACTCAACAAGGTAGTAGCCTCGATAAAGCCACTGCCAAAGAAGGAGAACAAATGAAAGATTTAATCGCTAAGTTAAAGAGCAAGAAGACTAGGGCTGCAGTCAAGTCTTATCTTCGTGCAGTATTAGCATCAGCAATCACTATGGGACTAGCCCTTGCTGCTGACCTAGCACCAGAGCAGGCTATTCTAATCGGCGCATTAGCCGCACCATTGGCTAAATGGGCAGACAAGACCGAAAAGGAATACGGTATCGGCTCAAAGTAACACCTTTAATTGGGCTTTAAACGCCCTTTATAGACATGAATAACCCCCGCCCTAGTAGAGATACTAGAAAGCGGGGGCTTTTCTTGTTTTCTAAGCAGTTCCCCTCTACTTAGATAACTCTTGCACCACTTGGAGGATTTTATCTGGTCGTATCAGATAGCCCTTTGACGGATTAGGTTCTATGTTACAGGTAATTGGATGGCCATACAAGGTAAGGGCACGCCGTAAATGTTCTATTGGTACTATCAATACAGTTCCTTCTAATACAAATGCCCAGTACTCAGCCTTAGTTGAAGAGATACCAGATGGATACCACTCTTCATTGTTGTGTGACCAGCACACAGTTTCTATATATAAGTTACCAGTATTCTTCCACTTTAAATCTGTTTTAACTTCTATGGTTTTGCCATTAGTTAGTAGTTGATTAACTAACGACTCACCTTCATGTCCTACTGATAGGTCTAAATCAAAGTCAGACAGTTTGCTCATAAGTCACATCAATAAACATAGATGCAGGAAGAACTGTTTTACCAATTATTCCATGCTTACTTCTATATCTATTCCTTTCTTCCATAGTAGTTCCTGCCCATATTCCATGGACTAGGTTATCTATTGCATAATCATAGCACTCGACTTGTACTGGGCAAGTACTACAAATTCTTTTAACGTGATTAAGATAAGGATAGTTACCTTTTTCTTCAGTAAAAAATAATTCTACATCAATACCAAGACATGCTGGCGTATCACTAAATCTCATTATCCTCCTGTTGAATAGAAGCCACTTCCCTTAAAGTGTACTGGTGTAGAGGACCATATACGAATCATAATATTTCCGCAAGAGGTACAAAATGGTGCAGCAGAATCATTAGTTTCTGTTACTACTGTGCAAGTCTTGCATTCAAAATCATAGTATGGCATTAGTCGCAATCCAATCCTATGTCATCTATTGGTGTAGGTAAAGTGACTAATGAACCACAACTAACACACTCACCATCTAGAAAATAGAAGGCTATCTCTCCGCTTTCAAAGGCTACTATAGCGGTAAATAGTTCTGAACCACACACACAGATATCTCCTATTGGATTACCACGCAGGTCCATAGCGTTGCTGTAATCTTTTTTAAATAAATCTTTTATCTCTTTAGGATTCTCTTGGCTCATCATCTTCTTCTGTCTCTATGTTATCCATATCCACATATGTTCGCCATCCACCTAGATGTCTGACTAAAGAATTAACTGCACGGGTAACTCGCATACGTGCACCATCAGCAGATGTATTTAATTCTTTGCCTAACTCATTCCACTCGCAGTTATCTACCGTAAATCGTAGCCTTAAAATATTTTGTTTTGCCTCTGCTAATTGATTGTATGCTTTTTCTATATCTGACCGTAGAACTAGCCAGTTGTTTCCGTCTGTGATTTCGCCTTTGCCCATCTTAAAGTTAAGGTCTTTTATCTTGCTAGGTATCTCGTAACTACCTGCAATAATAGATGGCAAAAATGCTTCTATAACTGAAGAGTCGTAATAATATAAATCAAGTAAGTCATAACCTGACTTCTGGGATTTTTCTTTTTCACAATGCTTTAATGCTGCGTTGCGTAATGATTTAGCAATTAGTTTTTCTTTATCTTTGGCTGGTAACTTAGACCATTCTTTGTATTTAACTGGATGTGTAACAAACCATAGCCATAATATTTGTTTAATATCCTGTGGTTCAACCATTGGATATCTTTTAGAATACTCGGAGGCAAGGGAGGATACAAGCAACTGATATTCTTGTACCCATTCCTCACTCATACTTTAATCTGTGCCTTTCCACTGTCCTCTTTGTACCAATAGTCCTATTATAGCATAGTTAGCCAGGTCTATAAGAGTGTCTTCGACTGACTCATAGTTCGGCGTGTTGCCTGTATCTACTAGGTTATTTAGCCTGGCCAACTTGTCATGCATCCTAACTCGTAGTCCATTCATAGCCCCGCCTGGAGCGTGGGCTATATTAAATGAGCCGTAGTCTTGTTGTTTTTTTAACAAGATGGCTGTTAGTTCGTTTGTAATTGTATCTACGTCACCTGGATTCTTCATCTAATATATCCTTAATGTTAGTATCGAATTGTTCCATTGCTGCTGCTACTTGTATTTCATCTGTAAACTGTTTGCCTTCTCCTATACTGCTGGCATAAATAACTGTGCCTAATAGTGTAAGCATACGCATGGCACTGTCTGGTTCTTTTTCTATAGTTAAATAGATATCTCGTAGTGCATTTAATATATCCAACCCTTGCCCATCTGATACTGATAGGCCAACCATACGTCTATTTTCTCCTACAAAATCCCAGAATTCTTCATCATTATCCCAGACATTTTCTAATTCGCTCATCTATCCACTCCTTTCCTTCTTGCACAATGATGCTATTTACATCATGTCCTTCTGGCATTTGTAGTAAATTAACATTGCCTAGTTCTCTACTTAGTTTTTTACCAAACTCTAAGCCTGCATTGTCACCATCTGCTAATACAATTACTACCTCAAAATCATCTAATATCTTTCCATAGTATGGCTTCCAATTATTAACTCCAGGTATACCAATAGATGGATGTCCAGTCTTAGATGTTAAGACAACTGTATCTAACTCACCTTCAGTTACACATATATAATTACCTGCAGTTAAAACTGCCTGAGCGTTATACATTGTAGTCTTAGCACCAGGCACACCCATATACTTGGGTTCATCTGGATGGTTGTTAACAGTTCTAAATCTAATATCAACAACACCTGATGGTGTTATATAAGGAATTGCTAACCTACCTTTGTATGATTCATGTCCAGGTAATGGGTCTTTAACTATCCCTAGATGAAATTTCATTGCCTCTTCTACCGAGAGATGTCGGGTTGAAAGATACTCTGCTGCTAAATGAAGATGCTTTGCGTATTCCTCCGCTGCCTGGTAAAGATATGTCCTCTGCGAATTTGAGAGCCTCACTATAACTACCTCCTTGTCTATGTATAATTAAATCGTATACGTCACCTTTTACTTCACAACCAAAACATTTAAATCTATTCTCATCATAATTAATGGCTGCTGATGCATGCTTATCGCCATGATATGGGCACTTCATCTTGCGCCAACCATGCCCCACGGCTGGCAGGGTGGCGCCTATATGTTCTAGGTAGGCAGCAACACTGTGCTTATCCATAGTAATAATCCTATCATTTCTTGTTGAAAGTATGTTAGCAATATTAATAGTTCACTTATCATTTAAAATCTTTCTGATTAATTCTATCCATATTTTTGCTGGCATTGTGGCATACCATTCTCCTACATCTCCTTTACCTATCCGTTTGTGTAAGACTACACCTGTCCATGCATTATCATTTCTTATCTCTACCTCTAGTTCTTTTACCCATGCTGATAGGTCTAGGCGATAGTGATTTTTTACTTCTATAACTACACCATTAACTCCTGCTATATCTCCTTTATCTAACTGAGAACCTGCAATCCTACGTTCTGCATAAGGGAACCATTTCTTTAGCCATTTAACTACATCTGCTTCTGCTTTGGAACCCTTTGCTTTGCGTGGATTGCTCATCCTAACTCCTGTTGTTGTGGCATATAACGAATCATAACATCATCTAGATGCATAGATTCTGGGTTGAATGAAAGAGTAACATAGTTGTTACCTGTTTGGTCTGCTTTACCATAACGATTCTTAACTGGGGCTACACATAAGAAGTTGTCATCTCCTTGTTTCATCTGCCCAATAGTTAATACCATTGCTGGTATCTGGTTAACTAAACCTTGAACTGCTGACCGTGGCTGACATGGATAGTTTTCAAATCCTTCTTTGGTATGGTGTAGAACTAGAACTGCAGCATTGGTATCTCTAGCCAAATACTTTAGTTCTTTCATTGCTGCACGCATGCCCTGGAATTCTTCGTGTCCATCCATTGCTATGTCCATTAAGTTATCTACAACAATAAGTGTAGGGCTTCTACCCCATACTGTTTCGAATGCAGATACTTCTTCATCTAAATCTTTAAGTGTAGGTGTAGATTCAAATGACCAGAACAAATGGTTGTTAAGTAATAGTATTTCATTTGCTTTTTCTGGGTCTTTCTTTAATAAGTTTTCTGCCATTTGTTGACTCATGTTACCTGCCATTGCGATTAAACGCATGGCCATAGTGTGAGCATTAGTATCTGCGCTGAAGTAAAGTGTTGGCAGTTTAGTTCTGGCTGCAATTGCTAGTGCAACTGAGGATTTACCTGCACCTGGGGTGCCTGCTATGACTGTTACTTCTGCTCTGCGTAGTATGATTCCCGCTCTTTCAAAAGCCTGAAAAGCAGGGGGCAATGGTTCGCCCCCCACTTCTGCTTTCTTTATAGAGCGTCTAAGTGTTTTCACTTAACCTGTTCTGGAACGAATGTGTTCCATGCTGCGTCAGTTGTTTTAAGATAAACATTCTTACATTTATCAAACGCACCTTTAGGTGCTGGGCAGAAATAACCACGATACATAGAACCATCTTTACCTGTTCCTTGAATTGCTGTCATCTTTCCATGTGGACAGTTGCGTCCACCAAGCGTAGTAGTTGAGTTATCTATTGGGCTGATACTGGCGCCTAGTGCTGATGCAACTTGTCCTACTGTCATAGGTGTAGGTATTGTGCCACGAATTGCTTTCTCTAGTTCTGTTGTGGCTGATGTGATTGCGTCTAGTCCTTGTGCAACAATGCTATCTAGTTCTGTTCCGTCACTTGCACGGACTGTTACTAAACTACCTGCTGCTGTCTTGATTGTTATACTGATTGGTGCTTCTGAGTGAGACATGTCTCTCCTATTCGAATGGAGTAGCAAGACCTTTTTGGTCTCGCCATTTTCTTACTTTCATAGAGAATTCTAAACCTTTAAAGCCTTCTTTAATATCTATCCACATTAACTTGCATGTGCCTGTCCCTGCAGGTAGATGGATAATGATTGCTTTGTCTTTGTTTACATCACCCCATGTGCTACGGGTTGCCGTTGCACTATCATACGGCAAACCGTTGGCGTATATAGCCAACTGTATTGCTATGTTATTAGGATGGTCTACTCGACCAGTCTTAATATCTGCAACAAACAACTCGCCTTTATACTCAACAATTCTGTCTGGTGTGCCAGCAATTTTAAATTTATCTAGCACACAAAACTGTTCTATGAACTTATTGTTGAGAATTTTAGTTGCTTCTTCGTAAGCCTTTATATCTGGTGCCCATTGCGGTGGGACTATACCTAAGTCTTGTCCTAAGTCTAGTCTTTCTGCAAATGAATGTATGGCTGTGCCTATGTTTGCTGCTTTGTTTGCGCCTGCTACTTCCATAGCATCTTCAATCAAAGAGTTAACTGCCATCTTATCATCTTGTGCTGCTGTAATTGATAGCAGTATATCTGGCCGTGTAGTTAATCCAATTGCTGCCATCCGCATTTTCCAAGCGGTTAATGCTGAGGCATCATCTAATGAGTTAGCAATTGTAGTTGCTCTTGTATAGGCAATTGCTTTACCACCTGTTGGTGGAATTATCAATGGCCTACCATATCTATCTCTATTTATTTCTACTTTTGCCATTGCTCTCCTTTATGAGTCAGCCCTGAGAAAGGAGATAGCCGAAACCAGGGCTGCTCAAGATTAGTATATCACATTAGGCTTCAGGATAGCACGACTCTACTGTGAGGTCGTCTACCCATACATCGCCATCAACCGTTAGATTAATTTCAAATGCATCTTCAATTATCTCACGGGCTGCCTCAGCATTAGGTGCTTCTACACCTGTAACTGTGGCTGTAATAGTAACTGTTGCTGACCATGACTTAGTTAGTTCATCACTACCTATATCTTTGAGTAGACTATTAACATCATCTACCTCACATAGGATTTCTGACTGGTCTGTTTCATATCTAGATTGAAAGAATTCTTTTACATCAAACTGAGTGCTTTTGAGTTTGCGCTCAACTTGCACTAGTTCTGTTCTAAGATTTTCTTTTTCTTCTATCAATCTAACTAATGAATCATTGGTAAAGGTATACTTAGTATCCTTCACCTGGATAGAGATGGTTGGCTCTGTGCCATCTACCTCTGTGTAATACATTGTCATGCTATCTCCTTACCTTGATTGATGTTTGTGCATGTGTAGCACCTTCTGCTATGTCGCAGTCATTACACCAATAGCCATATAAACCATTAGCAAATAATGATTCAGATACTACTTCTTTTTTCTCTCTACATACATTGCATTCTTTGAACTTAGATATCATAACACTATACTCCTAGCAATTCAAGTGCTCGAGTCTTGATGTTATCGCTGGTGCCTGAGATGGCACGCAATGCTAAGTTCTTACCCTTTGCATTGTAGTCAGCCCATTCTATAACTGCTTGCCACATACCGAACTGTGTGTTCCGTATATTCTCTTGTGTAGGAGAGGCAGCATAGATATTGAATGCTGTTTCTCTAGCCTGGATAGCACGAGTATATTGTTTCTTTTCACCTGTAGATAGTAAGTCATATCTAACTTCTTCTATCTTGGTAGGTAATGGAAACACACGCTTGAAATAATTCTTTGCATGCTCGTGGCTTGCCTCTTTGGCAAGTAACATATCTGCTAGTTGTGTGTAGTCATTAGCCATATCATAACTTAATTGAATGATATTACTTATCTCTGATATAGATAACTTAGCATTAGTTGTATGGCTCAACTGATAAGTATACTTGTTCTTGCCTTTGTATATCTTATTGATTTGATTCATACAAAATAAACGCTCAATGATTGGCCTGATGATTACTGAACTACTACCATCATGACTAGTCTTGGCTAATAAGAATGCTGCATGTGGGTCATTAGCAATGGTCATCTCCATTGGAGTTTCCATTAACATCCAGACTTTACCACCGCCATCATACTCACCTGCTGCTGCGTATCTCATGCCACTAGAATCAATTAAGTTATCTAGTGCGCCAAAGATTTCTGCATTCTGAAATACTTTGTAGCGATTACCAACTACCCCAATGGCTGATGTTTGACCGTATGGTGTCGTCTTGATAACTGCTTTCTTGTTTTCTACTGGGATATAATCTTTAACCATATTCGTTCCATTCTCACCTGGAACTGTATAGGTTGCAGTAATATCATGTAGTGATACTGACCAATCTAATCCTGCTTGACTGGCTACCTCACTGGCTGATGTAGCCTCTACTGCTACACCTGCTTTGTGCCATGCAGCCTTGCGTGCTGTGCCATGTATCAATGTATCAGTTGTCATTGTTTACCTCATAGATATTATTTAGAATACCATCGTGTAGTTTGACTGCCATCTCTCTCATCTCTGAGGCTGACCACTGAGCATTGTATACTCGCTTCAATAGTTTGGCTAAAGAATATTCTGGATTGGTTTCTAATACCTTATCAAGAAATTCTTGGGCATACTCTTTTTCATCTGCTTCATATAGGTATGTAGTAAATACCGTAGCAATTGGAATGCATTTATCTTTAGTAATAACATTACCAATTACTGATAGATAAGTGCCAACATAATCTATATCTTTTTCAACTCGTAATCCCATAAGGAAATCACGCATTTGTATATTGTCATTAGTAGCAATGGCTACCTCTGCTATATGTTTGGCTGATGGAACAACTCCATCTGCTATGTTATCAATTGCTTTACGAATGTCCTCTACTATACGGACATTTGTATCACGGTCAAATGGATTATACTTACCATCCAACTCATTGATTTCTGTTATAACATCCTCTCGCAGAAACTCTGCGCTTAGGTCTATCATCTTATCTCCTTTGTTTTGGGAGGGCGTCTCGCCCCTATTGGCGGACGCCCGATTTGCTACAAATATTTTGCTATCGAATTGTAAGTAGATGTTGACACCACTTCCTCGTCAGTAAGTTGAAGGATACGAATAGCATTTGATATCTCTTCTTTTGCATCACGATAAGTATGTGAATGCATTACTTCTGATTCACGCTCAGGTTCAGTAGGAAACTCATTCTCTTTAACTGTTAAATCAAAATCAACATTGAGATTGTGTGTCCATTGACGATAGTTAGTGCGTATGTTTTCTGCTTTTGCTATATTATCCATAGCAAATTTGATTACTTCTTTACGCCATTTTTCCATAGCCTTTTGATACTTTGCTTCGGCTTGGTCTTGTGTTGTGTAGTCAAGTTCTAACTTGGTTAGTGCTTGCTGTAATGCAACGATTACCTTTTTGGTAGGTATCTTTACATTAATTGTCCTGCCATTTCCTCGTGCCATATATCTCCTTTGTTAGTTGTTTGTATACCGTGTTCGCAGGTAGCGGTATAACCCACCTTCCATAATCACTTATCCAAGTGGTGCGAATTTTAATACCATCCTTTGGCACGCCAATGTGCCCATGCCTTAGATGGTTTTTCGTAGCGGTGTTGGATATAAGCCAGTCCCCGCTCAACCTGCAGCGGGGCTGGCGTGTGTGGTTTAGTGTTAAGAATTTGTGCTATGCCATACGCAGTGGAGTTAGGGTTGTCTGCATGCTGTCGCCATCCAGACTCTTTGCCCCAAAGTTTTGCGAGTGCTCTCCACTCAGACTTGTTCCAATGTGGGTACTCCCATTTCATCAATGCTTTGGCGTATGCTTTGGCCATTGCTGGTGTCCACAAAGATGTGTTTATGCAGTTGTCCTGCAATTGAACTGCTACTGCTGCTGCCATTGCTGGACTGGGCAAGAATGGTGCTGACAATAGCGCTAGTAGCCAACTTAAAGACCCTGCTAACAATCTCTTCATTTAATAATCCTCCATGTGATATATCCAAAGAGTAGTAAGAATGTCCAGGATTGTGATGGTGTGAGGTATGAATTCGCAATGACTTGTTCAATCATCTCACCCTGATTATCTCTTGGCTATGCTTGATACCCGTATCAAACTCTAACACATGCCATTCGGATGGGTCTTCAAGGGCATCATCGCCTGCTCTATCTACATTTATATGTGTAGTTCGGCACCTAACTTTGGCCATAATCCACACGGTATGCTCCCATTGTGGGGTATCTTCTTCAAGCATTGGATTCCTCCTCATTCTTTAGAAGGTCGTTGACTGCAGGCTCTGGTGCTTCCCATAATTTACGAGGAGCATTGCCAATTAACTCATCGTATACATCTAGCATATCTAGCATGGCATATGCGAAGGCTTCTTTAATTTTGAGCAGTTCTTCTCTGCTTCTCATTGCTATCTACCTTTCCATCTTGCGTCTGGCTGCGGTTGCATTACTCATACGCTGAATGATTTCATTCTGTGTCTTGATTATATAAATGCTATAGCCAATAGTCAAGATGCTAGCAACAAGGGCTATCATAATACCTATCATTGTTCCTGTGTCTAGATACATTACTTGCCTCTTTTCTGGGCACGGATAGCCAACTTGGCTGGACTATACCCACCTATGGTCTTGCCTGTTTTCTTTTGAACCTTTGGCTTTTTCTTATAAGCCTTACCGTTTTTTCTATCAGTTGTTGCCATGCTATCTCCGTTCGACTCGTAGTTATCCAATGAACCTACTTTGCGGGTCCGCAAAATAAAAAAATTTTTGGTGGCAAGGTGAGGCACGAACCCCACCTTGCCTGTTGTTTAACTTATCCAGTATAGATACTTAGTATTTCTGTAACTAATATGGCAGGTTAAGCAACCCATGTATTTATTGATTTGATAATGGCATGTGCTACAAACTGTAGCCCATGATGGTAAAGCAAGATAAGCATTTAGTTCATCTTGCTTGAACATAGGGAAGACATGTTTGCCTAGAAATAACCAACCAGGAGGACGGTCAGTTATATCGTATGCCCCGTCTAGGTATTCGCCATCACGGTTAGTCCATTGATGGCCATACCCTTTCTCATCGGGGATATCAATAGAGAGAGAAGGTTCAGACTCCTGCTCACTTCTATTAATCTCTTGAAAGTCTAGAGCATATTGGGCACTAGAACCTTCTTGTAATAGATTACATTCTACGCAATACTCATCACGAGTATCCAGCGATGTGGCTGGATTCTCGTGTGAGCATGAGAAAGACTGCGTAGAAGATGACAAAGCAAATGATGTCATCGGCTGGTTGGTTAGGCCAGAGCGATTTCGGTGATTACAAGGTTGTCATACCAAGTGCCAGGTTTTTTGCCAGCCTTGGTTTCCATGTAGCCATTGATGTTAACCACGGCTTCTGAGTTATCCACAAGATTTTTGCGGATGAACTCAAGGTGGTCAGGGTTAGCAGTTGTTACAATGCGTGAAGCAACGAAGACGGATTGGTAGGAACCGTCTGGTTGAGCAACTGCTCTGCTGTCAAGGATACCAAGATTGAAACGGTTCTTGTTATCCCAGACTTTGTTAACACGGGCATTCTCAAATGAGAACTTATTCATGATTATCTCCTTTACACTAAGGGACTTTTCCCCTAGCACTAAGCGCAGGGGAAAATCCCATGCGGTAACCAGATACATTCTGATTACAAAAACCAGACACATCTGGCAGAAGGGAATTGTCAAGCAGCCTTTCCGCTTGACAAGGAATGAATGCCTGACATAAAAACTTAACATTAACTGAGGCCCCAGTTTACCGAACCAAGGGCCGAAGACTGTAGTCCTGCCAGCACGCTTCTATACTGTATAGTAGGTAGCGGTAGCAGTCTTGGGTCAACTCGTATTGACCCCAGAGTGTTTAATGGTGAGTAGAAGCAGTATATGTATCTACATAAAAGATTTTCCCGTACAGTGTTCACAGTCCTTTGCTATACCAGTTTGTCCTATTTTATACTATTTTTGGGCAGGCTTTAAAAATAGTTCTGGCCAAAAGCGTTCGTTTTGGCCTGTTGAACGGATTAATACTATATAGAGGCTGTTTCTTTTTTACAGTAGCAAGTTCTTCAGGAACTTGCGTTACAGACTGTATCTACTACCTGTTACTAACTGACAGTAACTGAATGAAAACGGGACAGGACTATGAGTTTTAATAAAGGTACTACTAACCCCAAAACCCTTGCGATGGCAGAGGCAAAGGCTAAAGTTCTAGCCTTGGTGGCCGAAGGCCACTCTGTCCATAAGGCTATGGAACTGTGTAACAAGAAACCCGACACCGTAAGAATCTGGTGTCTGAGGGATAAGAAGTTTGCCGCTGACCTAGCCGAGGCTAAGGAGACCGCAAAGGATGCTTCCCTTGCATCCCTAGGTATCCCAAAAGAAGAAATAGATTTCCCTAGGTTCTCCGAAATTTTTTTACAACAGAGGGTATTCCCCCACCATCAAGATTGGATTGACTTACTAGAGGATAGAGAGCCTTCATGGCTCCACCATAGTATGGTTTACGAGAAGGGTGACCCAGCCCGTCTCTTGGTTAACGTGCCACCTGAGCACGCCAAGAGCACAGTCATCACTGTAAACTACTCCACATATCGTATCGCCCTCAACCCCAATATCCGCATCATCGTGGTTTCGAAGACGTTAATCAAAGCACGCGAGTTCGTGTACGCAATCAAGCAGAGACTCTCCCATCCGAGATGGTTAAAGTTGCAAACAACTTTTGGACCTGAAGGGGGATGGAAAGAGGACTCAGATACTTGGCGAGTTGATACAGTCTACCTTGGGGGCGATGCCCGAAATTCAAGCGAGAAGGACCCAACCATCCAAGCACTTGGTATGGGTGGACAGATTTACGGAGCACGTGCTGACCTCATCATTCTAGATGACTGCATTACTACAGCAAACGCTCATGAGTTTGATAAACAAATCAACTGGTTACAAAAAGAAGTTATTACCCGTTTGGGTAAGAACGGTAAGTTACTAATCGTAGGGACACGAATTGCACCGCAAGACTTCTATAAAGAACTCCGCGAGGCCAAGCACTGGTCTGGTGGTAAAAGCCCTTTTACTTATATGGGCATGCCTGCTGTTTTGGAGTATTCAGAAAAGCCTGAAGAGTGGAAGACGCTCTGGGGTAAATCGGACGTTCCGTGGGATGGGGATTCTGAGACACCTGACGAAGAAGGACTCTTCCCGAAGTGGGACGGCAAAGCATTATTCAGAAGACGTAGTGAAGTAACACCATCAACATGGGCGTTGGTTTACCAACAAGAAGATGTCCAAGAAGATTCTATGTTTCCTCCTGCGATTGTTCAAGGTTGTATTAATGGACAGCGCAAACGCGGACCGCTGAAAGCGGGTTCCGTAGGACATCCCTCGCACATTGAGGGGTATACAATAATAGGGTTTGACCCCGCAATGGGCGGGAATGCCGCGTTTGTGGTGACTACCTATAACAGATATGACAGCAGAATATATGTTCTTGACTGCATCAATATGTCAGAACCTACACCACAAAAGATTCAAGAAATCATTGAGCACTTGGTTGATAAATACAGACCACAAGAATTACGAGTAGAGATTAACGCTCATCAAAAAGCCTATGCTTTAGATGATGATTTAAGAAATTGGCTTGCAGCGTATGGGTGCCGTTTAGAATCTCACTTTACAGGTAAGAATAAATGGGATTCCAACTTTGGTGTAGCAGGTATGTCTATGCTAATGGGAACTCTGCGAGATGATAAGTTCCAAAAGAATAACGTTATTGAGTTTCCCTCTACGGAACACTCAGAGGGTATGAAAGCACTAGTCCAACAGTTAATTACTTGGAAGCCTAATACTCGAGGTAAGACTGACTGTGTTATGGCTTTATGGTTTACCGTGCTTAGAGCAAGGGAATTCATGGTGCAGACAGGTAACATGCAGAGATATGCAAGAAACCGCTGGGCAACCAGAGCACAAACAGAAAGACGATACTCAGTTAATTTAGACGAAGCCTTTGCAGAGCAATGGCAAGAGATACACGGATAAGGACACATTATGGCAAATCCAATCAAAGCAGTTAAAGCAATAGGTCGTGCCGTTGGTGGTATTGCAGGTAAAGGCTCTAAGAATGTAAACCCTATATATCGTCAATCATACAGACAAAAAGAAGTAAGAATTATTGGCAAGGGTGAAAAAATAGAAATGTTAAGAGCCAAACAAATTTTACGTCAAGCCGTAGATGAAGGTTATTTAAAAAAACCTGCAGACACTGCTAAAGGAACCAAGCGTGGACTTAAGGCCGCTAATGCTAAAGTCTCTAAAAGAAATAGAGATAAAATTGATACTCCAGTTAAACGTATGCAATTAAAAATAATGACTCCCCCAGCACGTCCAAATCGTGTTCGTGGTGGAGATATGAGGGGTTACTAATGGCTAAGTCTAGAAAAATGAACCTTGGTAAAACTAAGAAGTTAAAAACTTCTCCAGTTGCGCCAATACTTTCTGATTTACTTATTCCTAAGACTCCAGTAGATGTTGCTATGTATGCAGTGCCATGGGCTAAAGCCACTCGTGCTATGGGTGGTATTACTAAAAAGGGTGCTAAGTACGTAAACAAAGTTTATAGAAACATGGGTAGATAATGGCTGTTGCAAAGATTGCAAGCATTATTGCTAAGAAACGTGCTGCTGATATTGCTAAGAAAAAAGTAGCAAAGATTCCTGCAGGCCAAGCCCGTGCTGTTGCTAGAGAACAAGTTCGCGGCAGTGGTAACACAAGTAGAAAAATTAACAAAAGAACTGGTCTTACCCCTGAAGAAAAAAGTAGATTAACAAAAAAATTTCCAATTAGTAAAGAGCAAGGTCGCCCTCGCAACCCTGAAGATATTAGACGCGGTAAAGGTATTTCTAAATACGAGATGCGTATGAGATTAGGTAATCCACCAAAGGCTAAAGAAACCAAGCCAGCCAAAAAAGAAGTTTTCTTAACTAGAGGTAAGAGCATTGCTAAACGTTCTGAAGTCGAAGAGGTAGCAAAAAAGCGTTTAGAAAAACAAGCAAGAAAAGAAAGAACTGAAAAGATTTTTAAGGCTATGACGCCAGAACAAAAGCGTACTGTCATGGCAAGAGCGCAAGTTAAAAGAGCGCAACGCGAAGAGAACGCTGGTAAAACTAAATACGGCATGGATATTACACCACGTAAACAACTAGATGAAAAAGTTGTAGAACGTGCTAAAGAACTTACCGCTCAAGAAAGAAATGAAATTGCTAGAAAACAGGCTATGGAGTTTGCACAACGCAGAGAATCAGATAAGCGTGCTGCAGAAGGTCTTAAAGCAAGAGATAAAATGATTAAAAATAAAATGAAAAACATGACACCTGAGCAAAAAAGAAGATATGTAAATTATCTTAGAGAAAGTGGCTGGTAATGGCTAACCCTAAAAAGATAATTAAAGGTGTTAAAAAATTAACTAATAAGCAAAAGACTTATCAAATTCGTGGTGCCGAGGCTAAAAGAGAAAAAGAATTAGAAGAGCGTGGCGGTAGAGCATCTCCTGAATTTATTGCAAAATTAAGAAAACAAACATTTCCTCATTTATACGAATAAGGGTAGGTAGATAATTGCTAAGTATTCAACAGATTGCAGCGAGAGTAGATTCTCTTAAAGACCGTGCTGCTGATAGAGACTCAAGGGCACAAGATGTACTTGCTGTTCGTAAAGGTCAGATTGCAACTGTATATCCACAATTTTTTCCAGAGGGTGTAGACGCAAATGTCGTTGCAAATTTTATTGACATTGTTGCTCGAGACTTGTCAGAAGTTATGGCCCCACTTCCAGCAGTTAACTGCTCGGCGGCTAATCAGGTTAGTGACCGTGCTCGTTCTTTTGCCGATAAGCGTACTCGCATTGCTGCTAACTATTTTGCTCATTCAGATTTACAAGTGCAGATGTACACAGGTGCAGACCATTACATCACATTCGGTTTCGTCCCATTCATCATTGAATTAGACGAAGAGGCAGGGCTGCCGCGTATTCGTGTAGAAAGTCCAATTGGGGCTTACCCAGAGTTTGACCGCTACGGACGCTGCATTGCCTTCGCTAAAAGATATGAACTATCAGTCGCTG